ACTTACAATAAGCAACATCTTCTTTAAAATTATCTCTACCTAATCTTACAAAACTTATAGTGTAAGTAACATAATAAAAATTACTTTGTGGTGTCTTTGTAATCATAATTATATTGTCCAACTTCATTTTCAGATGTTGTCCATTTAGGTTGATCTTCAACACTCCAAGTTCTAGTATTTACTAATCTATTTATTAATGGTGGCTCATTCCAATTAACTCCCATATTAGAATCAAATACTCTCATTCTATTGTTTGGTTGAATAGCAAAGTTACCATTATCCATTTCTATAATATGTCCGCATTTATGTTGATCTGGCTTACTTGCATAACCAAAATCTAATTCGTTAAAATCACCTTCTGACCAATCTAAAGTAAATAAATACTTTCCTAATTGTGGTGTCTTATCTCTTTGTAAAAATTGAACTTTAGAACCTGCTAATTGATGAAATGTTGTAACTGCTATATTGTAAGAAAAAGAATCCCATAAACATAACTCTCCAAGAGGTTGCTCAGGCACTCCTTCATCTTGGCAGAAGGCAGATATAGGAGATCGCCACCAAATACCACCATCTTCCATTACAAAATTAAATAAAGGAACTTGCTTAGGAATACTTGTAACTCCGAATATTACGCACCAGAAATATTTATCGTGTGAATCTTTTTGATCTCTTAAATAATTACCTCTAACATAGCACTCTATTAAAGGTATATTAGCATTAAGGTACATTTATTTTAAATTTTTAATCTCTTTGATTCTCTTAATTCCATGCTTATCAGTTTCTATAATGGCTTCAACTTCTTTACATGACCATTTAGTAACATCATTAGTTCCATCACGTTCTACTTTGCGTTTTTGTTCTAAGCAATCTGCGACATTTAATTTTGGGGAATAACCTTCTAGCTTACCATTCATATACATCAGTAAAGCAAATACTACTTCAAACATTATTTACCTCTTAATGAATCTAATTCTTTTTCTAGCTTATCTATTTTCTTTTCTAATTGACTAATGATTACTTTAGTGTGTACGTTTTCTTCAAGTTGTTTTGAGTGCTTGTCTATTGATTTAGCTTGGTACTCAATTAACATATACATCTCTTGGTTCTTAGGAGTTTGTTCAGCTTTTTTAAGTAAGTCTTGCGACATTAACTTCTCATTAGTTTCAAGTCTATTAAGTCTTTCAACGATTCCAAAATAAGTCCAAACAGCTACAACGATAGCAGATACAATAGCTACAATATTTTTAATTGGTAAAGATACCTGCGTTTGATCGCTTAACTTTAGACTATCCATTTTCTTGATTTTTGTTTACTGGTCTTGAAGCTAAAGTTCTAGCAATACTTTCCCCAGAACGTCCCACGACGTAACCGCCCAAACCTATCTGTAAAAGTGTAAAAACGTCAGTAGGTAATTCAAATCCAATAGAAACACCAAATACAGCTTTAACCATTGGTGCAATAATATAATTTATAATTAAAATAAATATCATTACATACATTAAAAGTGGTCTCCACGAACTTGCAAAAAGACCTGCCTTAGCTTCTGCTTCAACTATTCTTGCAGATGCTTTTAATTCTTCAGTACCAGACTGGAGTAACTGCATATTCATTTCAGCTTTTAATTTCTCAGCTAAATCTTTGTCAGGAATAGCTTTATCAACTGTTTTAAATATTGTGTTTAGTAGTGGTGCGAAAGCACTTAAAGCTGGTAGCATATTAGTCTAAAGATGTTATATTTATTTCGCCAGTACCAGAAGTTTTTAGGTAAGCAACTTTATGTCCACTTACAAAAGTAAATATTTCTGAAGTATTTTCATTAATTAAAAAAGAATCTTCTGTGGCAGTTGGATTAGCACCAAAGGCAACGTGGGCATGAGTTCCTTTTACTGCTATTCTGATTAATCCTGATTGCGTTGTAATAGCTGATGATTGTGCAGATGTACCACCAAGAGTATGGGTTTCTGGTGTAAAATCACTATCTATTTTTATAATTGTGTAGTTTGCCATATCGTTCTCTAAATGTTCTAAATTTGCCTATTTAAACCGACAAATTACCCATTTTTTTTAATATTATAGGTTTAGTTGTCGTGTATCGTAATTTTAAAGCCACTATGCCTTAAAATAGGTTTAAATGATATTATCTACTTTTGGTTGTATCTATAAGTAGTTCTATGTAGTGTTTAGCTTTTTCTAAGTCTGAAACTCCACCCTTCTCTTTAAATCTTAAAATATACTTTATGATATTTCCTTCTACAAATCCAATATTATTTTTAATGATAAATTCTACTGGTTGGATTTTATATTTCTTGTAATGGCTTCCACCAACTTGTTTTTTATAAGACTTCATAGATAGTTCTTCCGTTTCCTTTATATGCTCTTAAATATTGTTTTCTATTTCCTGATGGTTTGTAAGAACAATGTACCCACCCAGAATTAGGTTCTTCAGGTTTCCAAAATTCAAGAATACATTGGTCATAGTCTAAATTGTTTACGACAAAATCAGAAACTTCTTTATTTGGTATTCCTAAAATTTCAAAATCTACTGCTTGTCCAAATGTGTGTTGTGATGTTACAGAACTTCCTATGGCTTTGCATAACTCAGGAGAACGATACCCAGAAGTAATTGTAATTGGTTTGTTAAAATAGTTTCTTACTGGTTCTAAAATAAACTGGCATACATTTTGTAAATTAACCAGAACTTCATCAGTTGGAGTATTGTCTATTTGTAATCTGATTGCAGTATCAGAATAGATAAATTCTCTTAGAGAAAAATTTAAACTAACTTGCCTATCCATTTGCCTTCTTTGTTAAGTACCATTGGAAATAATTTTGGTTGTCCATCTAGTATCATGGCAGTACCCACAATAAATCTTAATCTAAAGTTTTTTGCGTATTCAAAAGCCAGACTAGATTGTTTGGTTAATGAACCACATTGTAAAGACCATATTAAATTATCAGGGTTGCTAAAATAGTTAATATTAAATTTACTGTGAAAATGAAACTGAGCAACATTCTTGCCATATTGCATAGCAAGTTTTATTCCATCAGCAGTCATTCCATGAGTACAGAAACATTCAGAACCATCAGATAAAGGAATATTATAATCATCTACCCACTCCCAACCTTTTCCTACTCCTAAAAATTCATTATATGATTTTAAATATGCTTTAGGCATACCAAACTTTAATGCTCGTCTATAAATTAAACTAGAATGATTTGAATGTAATAAAACCATCTTAGGAAATATAGATTCTAATTCTTTAATATGTTTTTTGGCTTCTATAAGTTCTTTACCAGCAGAATCTAAATCTGGATCGTGTGAGTGCATTGACAATGCGTGGGCATCGGTTTCATCACCCCCGCCTAAAACAAAATCAGGTTTATATTCTTTTTTTAATGCTTTTAAAAAATCAAAACTATCTGGGTGATGGTAGGGTATATGTAAATCTGAAATCAATAAAACTTTTTTATATCTTTTCATATACCTATTCTGTTAGTTGTATTTGCCGTTTTAAGCAATACTTACTTAGCCAAGAACAAAGTCAATAAAGCCATGCTTAGAGTTCCTAAAGCTAAAAAGATAGACCAGAATAATTTTTCTAATCTTCGTTCCAACTTATAAACTGCACACGAGAGTACTTTTAAATTAGCTTTAATGCCTGTGATATGACCCTTTAAAGATATTAGTTCTTCTGATTGTGTTCTTGCCATTGTCTTTTTCGCATTTACAAGACTTTAGCAAGACACACCCACCAATCCAAAGTTTGAAAATACACATTAAATTTTATGCACTAATATCAAACTATTGTGTTTTAATAAAGTTATTTTTTGTAGAACTGTTCTACGTTCTTAGCATAATCTTTCCAAAATGTTTTAACATCTTCAAAAGCATCTGCATAAAACTTAGACCAGAAATTCTTAATGTCAGAATAATTTAACATTGAGTTCTCCTTTGTGTAAAAGTTATTTTCGTCAGTCGTATATATCATTGGAGATATATATGTTGCGTTGCAACAAAAATCAAGACTACTTGATATTTAAATGTATTTTAATTGATTCTATGAAATCGTTAATTGCCATCTCGTACTTCCAACCAATAAAAACTCCAATTATTAAACCTATTATTAATGTAATCATATTATTACTTGTTCGTTGATGTGTTAGTTATTTAATTAGCCATTCCTCAACAGTTGAAGAAATATCTCTAATTTTTAACCAGTTTGATTTTTTAATTTCGTTTTTTCTTATTCTTAATTTACCCATCATTCCAACAGTACTCCATTCTTTTCTATCTGTTCTTGGAATATAAATTTCTTCTTTATCAAAAGAATTATTATAAATTGGATAATCATGATAATATTCTTCAGCATTTTCTGGTGGAGTAATTCCATCTCTACTTGGAACACAACCTTTAAATTCTTTTGAACCATCTTCTTTAATTTCTTCCCATCTATAAGAAACTAAATTTTCAAATTGAACTCTACCAAAATCATCTCTTACAAATTTTCCTTGCCAAGAATTAGGTTGTGCATCTCCTACAACTGTTGGATTTTTACTAATAACTCCTATGATGTTTAATTCATTATCTGTTTCAATGGCTTTTCGTATTTTTCCATTTTCTAAAACAACTGTAAATCCCACTCTATCTTCATTATTGGGATTACCATCTAGCCATTCAAAACATTCTGCATAGTCAGCACCACCACCAGTAAAAGAACCATCACAAGTAGCATTACCATCTCCTTTAAATTGAAATCTTAAATTACCACCATCATACATTTGATAAAATGTTCCACTAGAACCTAATCCACCACTACTAATACCTGTGTTAATAATTTGTGTATGAGTTCCTGATGTTGTACTAACGTGTCTTGTTGAATAATCAGCAATAGCACCAGAACCATTAATTCTAAGTCTTGAATTATTATCGTTATTACTTCCATTAATTAATACATCACCATCAGATTCTATACGCATACGTTCTGTGAGACCCGCAACGTTGTCTGGTTTTGTAAAAAAGTTAATCCGACCACCTCTATTATTTGCCGTAGTCCCTTCTGTAGTTGCTGATATTAAAACAACACGAGCTTCTGCTGACCCACTTGTTGATGCTCCAGCATCAAATCCTATAGTACCAGAAGATACTCCAGTACCATCTGAAGCACTAGTTTTTAAAAGTACGTTACCACGAGATGTTCCACCTGCAACTGTAATAGTAGCTTCACCAGATGCTGTTCGTACATCTAAAGTTGATGAAGCAGAAGTAGTCCCTATCCCAACATTCCCACTACTATCTATCCTCATAACTTCTGTACCACCTTCTGTGAAAGCTATTGTGTCTGCAGTTGGGAAAAATATACCTGTGTTCGTGTCGCCAGTTGGTGCAATAGTTGGAGTACCAACAGCACCAGCATTAACTATAATTTGTCCAGTACCATCACCTGCTATTGTTATAGCACCATTAGCACCATCAGCTATTGTAATTGAACCTGAACTAGAACCTGAATTTGTATTAAGTATTAAATCGCCAGTTCCATCTGTCGTTATAGTAGCATTGCTATTTGAATCACCGATTTTAACTGTATCTGCTGAAAGTACTACATCACCAGTTCCATTAGGTGCTAAAGTAATATTAGCATTAGAAGTTGATACAATAGAGTTTCCATTAACATCTAAGTTTCCACCAAGTTGTGGAGTAGTATCTGTAATTAAATCTAAAGCTGAATCTGTAAAATTAACTGTGTTAGCAACGTGATCTATTGTAGCAAGAGTAATGTTATCTGTTCCGTCATAGTATTTTAAGATCGGTGCAGTAGCCGTAGTAGTATCTAGCCAAATAGTTCCTGCGACAGCACCAGAAGGAGTTGATGTTCCTGAGTGTGTAGTTGCAACTGCTTGTAAAAAATTATTAATGTCTGTTCTAGTAGCTGGAAAGCCCTGATTGGAAATTACAAAATCGTGCTGTGCCATAAAATTTTTATTTTCTATCTATTGCTGACTACCTATACCTACTGCTTGATAGTCAAATGTTCTATTAACAGTATTACCACTTGAATCTAAAAATTCAACATTAAAAGATGATCTATCTTTACTATTTAAAATAAATCTATCACCACTATTAAGGTTTTGCCCAATAATTGTCAAGGAAGGAGTTTGATAAAATGCTTTTGTAAAGGTTACTGGGAATCCAGTATTGACAGTTCCTGAAGTTAAATTAGAACCATCTTGGATAACAGTTGGTAGTAAAAATTTAAGAGATAGATTATTAATTGCAGGAGTGGCAGAAGTATCTGTTGAAGTTAATATAGCTTTAAATTTTACTGCTCGTGTAACATAATCACCAGTTTTAAAATCATTAAAACTGCTAAAGGTTACATTGTCAGAAGATGTTGCTATTTGAAATTTAACATTTGTAGAAATAGCTTCACTTGTATTTCCATCAAACAATCCTTCTCTATCATCAAAGTCTCCTGCGGGTGCGTCAAAGGAATTTACATAGTCTATGTGTTCTACGTTTAATTGATTAAGAACTATTCTAAACCTAAATGAATTACTAAAATCAAATGCAGTCGCAAATTCATAAGTACCAGAAGATACAACAGTATTATTTCCACCATCAAATAATCCAAAACCATCATCAAAGTTTCCGCTTATACTGTCAAAAGCAGATGTACTTAGAACTAGTGTGTTATCTACAACTTCACAATTTGTTTTAACTCCAGTAAATGCAGTTTCTTCAGTTATTGTTTGTACTGATTGAAAACCCTCAAATACTTGACTTGATATTACAACTGATGCTGAGTTAGCAGAACGAATACCAAATTTATCTATTGCCTTAATAAAAAATTTTCCTGCACCAGCAAATGGAGTTACAACAGAAGTTGCTGGTCGTGCAATTCTTGGTACTAAGATTGTAGTATTAGAATATTGAGTTTCAGTTGTGTCAGAAGTAAATCTTATTTCATAAAAATCTAAATCTAAATCACTTACTGGATTAAAGAAATGATGAAGTTTATCTCCAACAACATCTATATTATAATTAGTTACATCAGAAGGCGGATTAAATGCAGTTACAACTTCGTGAGTAGCTGTATTAAAATCTGATCTTGCACCAAGTGTATTTATTGTTCTTGCACGAATATTATATATAGCACCTTCTATAACTGGATATATTTCAAATACTTGATTAATACCTCTACCCATTAATCTAAAAAATGTTTCTGTATTTTGTTTGTATTCTACTTCAAATTGATCTGCAAAGCTGTCATTGTTAGTAAGTGTAACAACCATTTTAGAAACAACAGAACCATCAAATAATTCTATTACTTCATCTGCAACTGAAATTGAGGGAGACATAACTGAAAAAGGATTTGGTAATACAGTATCAGGTATTGTAGGTTCTTCGCCTTTTTCTTCCCAAGTGTAAAAGTTGTCTTGATGTTCTTCTAATCCAAGAGTTACTGTTGAATCTGAATTAATAGCTAAAGACATAACTCGGAATGGCTTGGCACTAAATCCTGCTGTATCGTAAGTAGCTGTAACAATATCTCCAATAGACAAATTTAATGCTTCAGCAGTTACAGTAACTTCTGCTTTTAAATTGTTTCTTGATCTTTTTAATATGTTCTCGCAAATTTCTTCTGCTTGATATGGCGAAGTAACTTGTATCATATCAAAACTTCTCTCTAATAGAGTTCCATTATCATCAGCTAACATAGTTGCGTGTTGATCTTCTGCTGGTAATGCAGAATCATCAAATGGTGGAAAAGAAACTGTATCTGATTGATAATCTTTTTTTGGATTTGTATATGTTCCAATTACACGATTAAATTTTTCTGATTTGCTTTCACCTTGAATTTTAACTTCACTTACAACATTATCTTTAGTTAATAATAATTGTGAACTTCCTGTTCCTTCAATAATAATTTTATATTGACCTTGTGTATAATTAAAGATTGCTCTCATAGGAACTAAGAGTTCTCTTACATTTTCTAATACTTTTTTTTCACTATCTATAACTGCATTTGTTTCAAATAAGTTTATATCAATTACTACTTCATTTACTGTTACACCAGTAGTATGAGATGTTGCAGTAGTGGAATTAACACCTCTTGTGCAACCAGTTAATGTATTACTAGCTTTTCCAGTATAAGTAATTTGCTCACTATCAATTAAAATTGTACCAGTTGTTGGGAATGAACTAGTATCTGTTAAAATAATAGAAGTTACTAGATTATCTATATCACCATTTAAAGTGGTTGTAGCACCAACATAAGGAGTTACTTGACTATCGCAGGTGTTGGCAGAAGTCTTAAATGTATCGTAGTTTGTTTCAAAAGCATCATTGGGTAATCCTTTTCCATATCTACTATTTCTTAGATAGTCTAAAAGAACTAAAGATGAGTTAGCTGAATAAGCCCAAGTTGTTGGGTCATCTTGTCTATGTGAACCAGAACCACCTTTAGTTGTGTCTAGTCTAGGGTCATATATTTTCTTACCTCTTACAGTTATTCTAACTTCTGGCAGTCCACTATAAGCATCTTGATTCCATCTAAATCTTAAAGCAACATAAGCAAGACCAGATAGTTTATGATTTTCTGTCCAGTTAGTTGTTTCATCAAGTAAAGAAGAAGCTGATTGATTATCTAATCCAAAAAATGGTTGAATAGATATTAAAGATTCACCTTTATAATAATTAGTATCTGTACTAGAAACTTCTCTTAATGTTCCATCAGTTAATGCACCATCAAATGTTACTAGTTTATCATCTACATAAACTTCATCTATTGCTGTAATTCCTGCCCCACCACCTTCACATAATACTCCTGCCACATAAAGATATTTATTATCATCACCAGAACTTTCTACAAATACTCTGGTTAAACCTAATTGTCTTTTTCCATAAACAACAGGAATAGGATTGTTGTTAGAATCTTTGCTTACTGTTACACCTTTGGCTACATCTTGTGGTGTCATTCCTTTTGGTTTTGGTGCAAGTATATAACTTATAGCAGTAACTATTACGAACTGTATAATTGCTTCAACTACTACTGGGGGCATATATGATATTCTCTTTTAAATTTTTGTGATCTTCTATACACATTATAATTTTCATCTGCTCTTATCCAATTTACAGATTGATTAACTTCTATTTTTTCTTTAAAATATTCTATAACCCATTTCATTATTTGTTTAACATGACTTTTAGCAAGAACTTCAACTACCCAAATGTTATTGCCACAGTTCCATTCATTAGCTTTTAATCTACATGACATTTCAAATCTTTGTTGCACGTTATCACTAAGATAAGCCCAATTAGTAAAACCTACATCTTGATTTCCTACTCTATGAATTTGGTACTGGTCTAGGTTTAAAGAAGGTGTTAGCATTTTAACTAATTCTTCATAACTATATTTATCAAATCGTTTAAATTGTCTATGTAGATGAACTGCTCTATATAAGTCATTCATTAAGCTACACCCCATTTAATCTTTTTACCTGTTTGACTTGCAAACTCCATTCCTTTGTCATTTGGGAAAAATAGTTTCTGTGAGTTCTCAGTAGTTCTTCTTCCTGATATTCTTTCAAAGTCTGCCCAATGAGATGAGATGATAACATTAACAGATGAAGATGTTGCGTTTTCTTCTAATGTAAAACTAGATATTCTTCCGTCAAATAAAAGAAATGGGTCAGCTATCAATGCCTGACTATCATCTAAAAAACCTCTATAAATTTTAGCAGGTTCGTTCATGTAGTTATTGTTAAGTAATAAAGAAATTATTGTAGTATCTGCACCTGAGAATTTAAGTGTTAATGAGTTTACTGCAATATCAGCATTTTCTTGAACTTCAGAACTTCCTAAGAACAATGATGAAGCTGTGTAAGTATCTCCGTCAAAAGAAATATCTTTATAATGGTCTGTGTAATATGTGCCAGTTCCTATTCCTAGATAAACAAGTTCAACTGGATTAAGTTTGTTTGTTGCTATTTCGGCTATGACACCAGCACTTAATGATCTTGTCATTACAGTACCTCTATAAGATCAACTTCGTATTGGAAATAATTTTCTGTGCTAATATTAAATTCTTGAATATCTCCAGTAAGTCCAACTGTAAAATCTACATTAGAATAAATTAAAACTGCATTATCAGATACGTTGTCTCTTAATGGTGGTTCAAAGGTTAAAGTTCCTTGACCAGAACCATTAGATGATACATCTGCCATAACCATATAAACTTTTGTTTGACCAGTAAATCTAAAATAATCTCCAGCTTTAAATACTCCTGATGTGCTGTTAGCCATTCCATCTATCGCAACAGAAGTAACTCCTGCAAGAATAGCACCATTTACAGATATAATTCCAGTTGCAACTCCTAATGGGTCATCAATAGTTGGTGGTACATATTGGAATGATTCCATTTGTGATCTTTGTTTCATTATGAAAGCATTTATAGGTGCAAATTCAGTTCTAGTCATAATTGGGAATCTAACTCTTAATCTAAATCTTTGTCCGTCTATTTGTCTAGCTTGTCGTCTGCCAGAAGCAGTTGTAGTTACGATAGTATTCTGGTTAGAACTTATCGCTACATCTCTAGGTGCTGGGCTTGAAGGGAATGTTCCACTCATACTATATTAGATTTTCCTTTTTGATTAGCACCTTGATTAACTAAGTTAATTATGGTTGCTCTATTATCAATTAATAATTCTTTAATACCTCTAACATCATTTGCTTGAATATTAAATGTTATATTACTTGCTGAACCCATATCGTGATTAGGTACAATAGTTCCGTTTGATGAAGGTACAAATAATTCTCTACCACGTTCTCCAACTGTTATAGGCATACCACCTCTAACTGAGCCACCTTCTGCAAATGGAGATACTACTGAAGCGTCAATAGGAGTCATTCCACCCCCACCACCAAAGAAACTTGCACCTATATTAAATAAACTTCCTAAAAAACTATTACTAGAAGAAGAAGCTGATATTGACGCTTGTGCTACTTTTTCTTTGGTAATCATTTTTTCAATAGCTAGTTCAAGAGTTTTTCTTGCAATAATTTCAATAGAATTTTTAAGAATAGCAACTAATAAATTTTGACCTATGTTTTTAAATGTTTCTCCCAAAGATTTTCCAAGAACTATTGATTCTGCAATTCCTTGTGAAAAATCGCTTATTCCTTTGTTTAAAGTATCTGCAACTATTGTACCAACATTTAATAATTGATCTAAGATTAAAGTATTTTTATCTCCAATTTTAATTAAAATTTCATCTAATGCTGTAAATTCAGAAGCTAATTTATCTGTTGCAACATCTTCTGCTTCAAATGGTTTTGATCTTGTTATTCTTAATCCTTCTTCTAGTGCTTGTATTTCTTTTAATCTTATGGATTGCTCTCCTAAACCTTGCGTTACATTATCTAATCCTTCACTAACTTCATTTCCATAAGTAACTGACTCAAATGTTTTTTTATTTTTAACAGCAGTTTTTTCAATGCTTCTTAATACTTTTTCTGCTTCACTTGCATTTGTAGATAATAAAGAAAATGCAGTAGCTATTCCAGTTATTGTAAGTGCGATAGTGTAAAAAACTGGGTTTGCTTTAAATACTGTTGCAATACCAAGTAAAGCTAATGATAATTGTTTTACTGTATCTATTGCTTTTATAATTGCTGTTCCAATCAATACACCAATTAATAATTCAATATTTTCTTTTAAAAATTTGATGGCATTTGTTGTTCCTATTATTAAATTAGCCAAACCAGTTCCTACCGATTCTGCAAATGATTTTAATGCTTGATTATTTTGTTTAAAAAATGTTCCTAAATCTCCAACTTGATTTTTAAGCACATCAAAGAATTTAGTTCCAACATCACTAGCAAATTTAAAGAATACGTTTTGTAAAGCTATTAAATTACCTGAAAGACTATTTCTTAAATCAGTACCAGCTTTACCGAATCTTCCACTAGCACCAAATTCTTTTTCAAATATTCTTGCTGTTTCTTGTGCTGATAATTCTAAACCTCTTGGTATATTTAATATTTGTTTTAAATTGGCTTCGGTAAATATCCTTGCATTAGTTAATCCTTTTGTTGTGGCTTTTCCAAACTGTTCAACAGAGGTTTCAAAGTCTAATCCTAATGTTGCTGATATATTGTTTACTTGCTCTAAATTTTTAGCTAATTTTTCAGGAGATGAACCTAATGCAATTAATTTTTTAGAAGCAGAAATAACATCATCAAGTGGAATTTTTGCGTTAATAGCAAATTGAGTAAATTGGTCAAATGCTCTAGCACCTTCTTGCGTACTTCCAGTTAAATTACTTAATCTTAATTTAGCTTCTTCTGCTTTTTTTCCAACATTTATTAGTGAGTTTACAGCAACCCCAGCACCCAAACCTATTAATGCGTTTCTTAAATTAAATACTGAACCTTTTAAAGAATCAAATGCTTTGGAAGCATTGTCTATGACATTAAGTTTTATATTTAGTTGCTGATCTGCCATGCTGTAATTTATCTCGTTCTGCCTTCACCTTAAAATATGCTATCCAATAATAAAATTCATCTTGTGTCATACACAAAACTTCTTCCATACTTTTTTTTATTTCATAACCAAGAGAAAGTATAGAAAACAACTCAGGGTCAATTCTTACTTTTTTTCAGCTTCCTCGTAAGAAACACCAGACAACATTTCTGTTGCTACTCTAGCTATAACATTTGCATCAGCATTATTCAATAATGTTAGCTTGTCATCTAGCTTAAATATTTTATTTCCTTCTGAGTCTTTTGCTTTTAAAACGATTGCATCTACCAATACTCCTAGATCATCATTCTTAGCACCTTTAAAAAGGTTTCTTTTTTCACCTAATGTAAATGGTGAGCAATATATTATTAAAGGTTTGCCTTCCTCGCCCCACTCAGCTACCTCAATCTTTTTTATGCCTAAAGCTTCAAATTGACTTTTGACTCTATCTATTACGTTCATATCTTCCTTTTTTTGTTAATTAGCCGTGTGTTCCAACTGTTAATTCGCCAGTTCCAGTAAATGTCATTTCTGCTTCTACCATTCCATCAAAAGATGCACTTACGTTATAACCAGTTACGATTGCAGTTCCTGAAAAATATTTATCTCCTGCTGTCGTTCCTTCTGGCGATACGTTTATAGTTATTGACGAACCAGCAGTTACTAATAATTGTCCTGCGTCTGCTTCATCAAAAAATAAACTAGCTGAACCTGAAAATGCTTTCAGTCCAGTTTTAAATGTTCTTGAAGTATCACCTAATGAAGTATCTTCAATAGTGTCAGATGTGCTTTCTAAAGTGTAACTTCTTAATTCACCTAAAACAGTTGAACCAATTTTTATTACACCTTCTGAGCCAGTATGTGTTGCCATTTTTTTTTCCTTGTATTGTTAATGTTAAGGTGTGCCAGAAGTGTATTGATACATAACTCGCACAACCATTCTGATACCACCAATGGGAAACAAAACTCCTTCATCAGTAGATACTTCTACTATTTGAGTTTGTTTTGCGAACCCACCTCGTGTTCTATCAGAATTTAATGAAGTTTCAATCGTAGTGATTAACTCATTACGTTTTGTGTCAATATTTGTTTTAGTTCCTTTAACATATCCAACTATCACATAGTCAGCTACGGCTTCTCTTAATGCACTTGTAAAACTTATTGTTTGATCTGTTCTAGTTTCATTTCCTGATTGAACAAAACAAGCTGGATATTGTTGTTCAGATAATTCATCAACATTAAAGGGTTCTCTAGTAATTTTCTTTAAAGTAATAGGAGAAGTTACTGCTGTTAATACAGTTATAATATTTGATGCTATATCTTCTCTTTTGCTCATTTAATAATACTTAGTTTTTTAAATTCTTGCATAAATTTATTTATGATTGGTGTTTGTTCTTTTTGTCCTATCGCAAAGAATTTTCTTTTTCTTTGATTGCCAACAGCTTTAGTATTTTCAAATTTACTTGCAAAATAAATAATAGCTTCTGTCGGTGATGACTTTTGAGTTATGTTTGAAAGCATATTTCCAAAAAAGTTTAAATCAACTTTATTACTTTGTCTGCCCATAAAAGTTCTATATTCTTTGTAACCACCTTGAAATGTTTTATAAGTTGGAGTTGCTGATCTTGGAGTGATGTTAAAGAAATATGGTTTAGTTGAATAAGGTGGGAAGGCATTACCATCAGCACTAATACCTTGTGATGTTCTTTGTTTAATAATACCCATTAAGAACTCAGCAGTTCTTCCTAAAGCAGTCTTAACTATTTGTGGTTGTTCTCTTACTTGTTTCTCAAAGTTTTTAGCAAC